CATACTTGCCAAACTTCTTATGGAACCTATCAAATGATTTCAACTTGCTAGGATCAAACGGAAGTTTGTAGTTGGTCAAGGCAATTTTGGCACCCATAACAACCAACTCAGTTTCAAAGTTGTCCATCATGTAATTAAAGTACCTGTCTGCCTGTGCGTTCCAATCCTTCACTTTCTTTTCGTGTGCCTGTTGTAGTTCATAACACAACGACACAGTAAGTGAGTACATGGCTGAGATTTCTTTTGTCTTAAGGTCTTTGACCTTACCGCTCAATATATCGGACGGATTTGGAAGTTGACCGCTAACTTTACGATGATTCATAAATTTAACGGCCAATCCCTCTCCTACGCAACCTGCAACGAGGTCAGTGAGCGTACTTTCTGGCAGGTCATCCGATAGAAGTTGGCTTACAAAACTCCAAGATCTTGGAGTTGCAAATGATCTACTTGATCCTTTTGGATCAAAATCATATAAATCCTGTTTTGCGAATGTGCAGTATCCTACTACATCTGCATGAATTTTTCTGTCTGTTGCCCATTGTAACCAATCGTCATAGTCTACTCTTAGTTCAATGTGTACAAATCTATTTGCCAAAGGTGCCGGCATTCTGTATGTTACGCCTTTGTCTGAGTCTCTGTTACCTGCCGCCACTATTGCTACTCCTTCTGGCAACACATATTGTCCAACTCTTCTATTCAATATTAGTTGATATGCCGCCGCCTGTACAGCCGGCGCCGCCGAATTAAGTTCATCTAAAAACACTATCGCATTGGATTTTGGATCTGTTGGCAGTTCTGCCGGACTTGCCCAAACCATGTTATTTTCCTTAGAATTATAATACGGAATACCTTTTATGTCTGTTGGCTCCCATAATGGAAGTCTAATGTCAATCACAGGTCTGTTCTCGCCATCTGCAACCTGCTTAACAATATCTGACTTACCAATACCTGGTGCACCCCACATCATTATGGGTCTTTGTAATTTTATGCAATGTTCTAATGCTGATTTTGCCTCGTTTGGTGTAACAGTTCTGTTCTGCGAACCAACTGCTGTTTCTTTGTTTTTCTTAACCATTTTGTACACTCCTGTTCTAAATGTTTATATAATCATTATAGCAGAAATATGTTATAGGTCAACCGCTTAAAAGTCGCTATTTTACTGACTTTTTTGTTCGTCCGCTTTGCTCATTGCCCGTGCTAGACCGTATTTTGTAATATCTCCTGCAAACATCATCAACTGTAGAGCCATTTTTTCCATGGTCACTAGTATTCTTTTTTTGTCTACATAATATGGACAGTCAACAAATTCATCTAACCATAGATATGTTTGTGGTGTGAATATTATTTTTGCAGGAAATTTGATCTCATAACATTTGATGTCACAGGATTGGATCCACTCTAAACCAAGTTTGGTAAGTCTAAGGCTACGTGCTTGGTAACTTTCACGCACATTCTGCCACCAGGCAAAGTAACTGGCTTTCACACTTTCATCATGTGTTGGCTGGTCTTTCAGCATCAAGAAGGTTCTTGTGTAGGCTGTCTTTACATCCATACACTTAATTATCTTGAGAATTTATCGCCAGTTTTTAAAAGATATACACCAAATTTATCGGTGTTGTGTTGAGCGTTCAACTTTTTGGCTAGATTTTCTGCATGTCCAGGATTTGAAAAACTAACCTTTTTGTATTTTGGACCTGGATAATTAGCCACGAGGCTAGACGACTTAAGGTTTATGGGTTTTCCGTCATAGAACACTGCCCATATTCCTTCAGCGGCTAACACCTCGTCCAATTTGAACGTGGTTTTATTGCTGTGTTGCAACAGCACTGTTGGTTTTGGTCTACTCATAGTTTATAACTATATTTACCAAAAAATTTAATGCTAGTGATTACTTGCTTTTTTTAAAGTCGCCACCGTCCATTTCGATGTCTACTGTTTGGGCCTGCTGGGCGGTCTTTAGTGCGTCTATGACTTCCTCTTGTATACCTGCCAACCTAGTCATTACTTGACTAAGACTATCTGCCAACCGATCTGCTTCAGCGGCTTGAATTATAATCTGTTTTTGTCCTTGTTGCCTGAGTGTTCTAACTCTGCCAAGAAAATCTTCAATTGGACGTGTTTGTATTTTGGAACTCTTTGACTGCATTGTTTAATACCTGTTGCATTTCTAGTTTTGTTTTCATTGGTCCTTTGTATGGATATCGTGATAAGGTTATCATTTTTGGACAGTATGCCTTACGCCATCCCTTTTCAAAACAGATTATGTAGTAACCTGCACAAAATTGACTTTTTGATTTTGGTGTTTTAGTGTAAACAGGCAACTGCTTTTGAACATCAAACATTGGATTGTATGGATGTTGACTACTTGGATATCCATGCACATCAAAGTTGTCTGTCTGTTCTAACGCCTCGCTTTTAACTTCATTTGCTTTGTCAAAAATGTTAAATCCAAAACGTGTAAAAAGACTTTCTTTTGTATGGAAAACTTGTCTTGAATCTTTTTTGCTAAGAAATATCCAACCATTGCCTTCTTGTTTTTGTAGAGTGCCTAACTTTTGTCCGTTCTGCTCCACAATCCAAAATTTATCTTTTACAAGTGTTTTTGCTCTTACTGTCATACACCTAACCTCGCATTAAATGGCTCAACATACAACTGAGCCTGCTCACTAATTTTATTTAAATCATACTTGGCACAAAACTTCATGAATCTGATTCCAACTTGGCTTATGCTTTTATTTTCTGCCTTGGCTTGATCTATCGTTTGATCTAATTCTTCAACTATTGCTTCTGGTTGTGCGTGTAGATCTACAAGCAATTTATTTCTTTCATAATCTTCTAGCACTCTATGTTCTTTTCCTTCTGGATCAACCCATTTACTCAGCATTAAATTGTTCCAAGTGTATCCTTTTTCATTACGATCAGCAAAGGCTTCTTGTAGTCCTATTTTGTTTTTTGTACCTTTTGTTCTTACACCAGGATATGCACTAAAAATATTATCACTTGGATCACCTCTCATGGCTTTTTCAAACACGATCCACTCTGGATCTGGTGCAGGCTTTGGTGCTTTAGTTTTTTTGTCTATCACAGGATTGCCTTTTTTGTCAAACCATCCTTCATGTGTCATTGTTTGTTCTGTAACGCCGTTATATTGTTTCACACCAGGCTTTACTAACTGATTCAAGTCTTTGTCTGTGCTGACTATCACATGTGATTGATCAGGATGCCTGTCAATCCAACGTGCAATCAAGTCGTCTGCTTCTGTTCTTGGATTTCTCAACACAGTAACATTAGTCTTTTCTGTAATAAATTTGCAAAAGTCATCATAACATTCCCAAAATACTTCGTTTTCTTCTTTTTCCTGTGTGGTCATGGCATCAACGGCATCTTTTCTATTGCGTTTGTAGGGTGCATAATGATCCTTACGCCAACTACGTCCTTCTAAGCAAAATATAACGTGTGTGCCATCAAAGTCCTGCCAGGCTTTTTTGATTGAATTCATCATAATATGTATGGCCATGCCAATTTTTTCAGAAGTATCACCTCTGATCACATGTCTTGCTCTAAAGAATGTATTTGCTGTGTCCACTAATATATGAGTCATATGCAATTATAACACAGGTATGATTATATGTCTACTAGGATATTTCAGTTTTGCCGTCTTCTCTTCTGTTTACTTGCACATATCCAGAACCTGTAACATCTATGCCCTGCTCATTGCCAATCGTTCTACAAAGAGTTTGGAACCATCTATCAACTATCTCTTCCTGCGACTCTCCTTGATATCCGTGTTGTGTGAGCATGTTAACAAATTCGTCATTCCAATCCAATTCAAAAAATCCATTTCTTGGATTATCTGGATTTACGTTCATATTAAGAACCTTGACCATAGGCTCTTCGCTTTTCTTTGTGCCCTTTTTTGACTTTGCTTTGCTGTTTTTTGTTTTTTTAACCTTCATTATGTTCCCCATTTGTTTCCAAATAAATCCACGTGTAATCTTGGTGAATATTTGTAACCATATTGTAAACAAATATCTGCCACTTGTCTACTGGTTTTTGCCTGACCTTCTTGTGTTGCACCAACTGGCATCAAATATATATCTGCGTCTACACCTGCTTTAGCATACAATTCTCTGGCTTTGTCTACTTCTACCAAATCTTGTTCGTCTTGTATGACAAATTTAAAATACAAGTGTGAGTTTGGTATTTCTGCATACTGTCTCGCCACATCCGGCTTGATGGCCTTGTTCCATGCCTCTCCGGA